GCTGTATTGGCAAATGCAACTCTTGTACTGGCAGTATTGGTTATGTCAACTGCTTGTTGTACCAATGTACTTGTATTGAAACTTTGTGCATATGTGGCTGTATTGGCAAATGCAACTCTTGTACTGGCAGTATTGGTTATGTCAACTGCTTGTTGTACCAATGTACTTGTATTGAAACTTTGTGCATATGTAGCTGTATCGGCAAATGCAACTCTTGTACTGGCAGTATTGGTTATGTCAACTGCTTGTTGTACTAATGTACTTGTATTGAAACTTTGTGCATATGTAGCTGTATTGGCAAATGCAACTCTTGTACTGGCAGTATTGGTTATGTCAACTGCTTGTTGTACCAATGTACTTGTATTGAAACTTTGTGCATATGTAGCTGTAACTGCTAATGATACTAGTGTACTTGTGTTTAATGTAATAGAACCATTTGAAGATATGCTGATACTATTATTACCAATACGTACTCCTCCTAAAATTATAGAAGTTGCAGTAACTAAAACATATCCAGGTTGTTGTGGGCCGGCAGGCCCCTGTCCACCAGTTGGACCAGCAGGGCCTTGATCGCCTTGATTACCTTGTGGTCCTTGTGGTCCTTGAGATCCAGTATCACCTTTTAAGCCTGATGCTTTTAACGCATTCAATGTTAATTTTCTTGTTTGGCCGCCATCAAATATAATAAACACTCCAGTGTTTGTTATAGTTGTTGCTACAGGTAATTGCGTAATTTTAGTCATTTTACATTCCTTCTAATGGGTCATCTTCTTCTGTTGTTAATTTCTGATCCGTCTCTAAGAAAATCAAGAAATCTTCAGGTTCATTAAATGTTGCTAAAGATTCATACGATTGCAACGATAATCCGGATGGTTCAGCTAATAAAAACTTAGCCTGAATACTATCATTTAAAACTAGAGACTCACCATATCTTGTATACCAACTGCTAGATTTATCACTAATGACTAATAATTTAGCATTTTGTGATATTTTTGGTATATCTTCTCTTAATGATAGGATATACGATGAAGTTGTTGCTGTTGTTAATATTGTATATTCTGGATCATATACATAGTCAGTATCTACATCTGAATCATAACTTGCAATATTATTATGAACTATTGTTTCATTTTTATTTAAAAGTCTTCCGCCATAATATACACGTACTTGATTTTGTGTAGAAGTAGAATCATTAAATGTTAATCCGGATAATACGAATGTGGTATTTGTACTATAATTTGTAGTTGTAGACCAAGTTTGAGAAATTTCATTAAATGGTATAGTTTGGCTTCGACCTTGATCAACTACAGCAGTTCCTGTAGGATATACCAATGCTCCTCCGGTTCCTAATGTGCTACGTTTAATATTCTTTAGAGTATTTCCGTCTTTTGTTAGATATTCAATACGTTCACCACTAACTAAAATTACTCCAGGATATTTTGGAGTTGGATTTTGTAATAGATCGGCATTAACTACTGAGATTTCTGTATCAGTGATTTTTAATTCTTGATTTAAGAAAGTGACTCGTTTTTCACTAAATCGTTTGTAATGTGTTCTACCTAACATATCTTTGAACATTCTATAACCAACAAATAATGAAGCAGTAATATCGCTAAAACTCATTATGGTTATAATATCTGAAGAATTAAATTCATAATCTTTATCAATTCTAATGGTATTACTATCCGCTAAAGTATAATCAATTTTGTTAATTAACGGTTTTTTGTTTATAGATACCCATACATATGAAATATCCATAATAGGTCTACTCATTACATACAATCCCGAACTGTGAGCTTTATATGTTTCTGTTCTTATAAAACTACTATCATGATTAGTATATGTTGTAATTTTTAATGTACTGCTAAGAGCTGGTGCTTTTGCAAGAACAAGTTTATCATTTTTAACTTCGTATTCGTGGCCAATTAATGTTGTAATGGCCATTGCATCACCATTTTTAAGGAATCCTGAATTAAAAATCACAGTATTATTTGGTTGATCTAAAACAAAATCTATACCGTTTCGTATACGTTTACCATTAACATGTATTTCTAATAAGCTAAGGGTAAATCTACCAAGTATATAAATTCCCTCAGGATCAATATTAAATACCGTTTGGTCGTTTGTTATAGAATAATAAATTGTGTCCGGAGGGACTAATCGTAAGCCGTCAACTTCAACAATTACCTGAGCATGATAAGGGCCAACAGTACCAGGAGGTTGTATTAAATTATAAGATTTAGTAACACCATCTCCAATAATTATTTGTTCTTTAACTTCACTATAGCCTTTGTATGCTCCTTTAAAAAACCAAGTTTGAACAATGTTTGATCCTGTAGACATATTATTAACAGTAATTCGACCTCTCTTATTTCTGTTACTAATTTTTGTTAATGTATAATTTGGGCTTGTTATTGTTGATGTAGTAATAGCTATTCCATTAACTGTTACATAAACGCTCTTTATATCTTCAATCAATGCTGTAGAATCAATAACAACGGTCGATGTTCCGTATGTTTGAATAGATTTTGATCCAAGGAATTGATTACCGCCCACTCCTAATATTGTTATTCCAAGGGTTCCTAATTGTTGTTGTGCAGGAAATAAAAGCTGAGAATGAACAATATCTAATGTATAATCAGTTCCTTGACTTAACATCTTACCATTAAAATTAACCATGATTGATGCGGTATTGCCAGGCTGATAATTTAATGGAACAATAATAGTTGTTCCTGTATTTTCTATCGGATATTGCTGACTTACAATAATTGGAGATCCTTGTTGGGCACGAGTAAACACGTTGATACCTACACTTTCTTGTATTTGTCCAGGCACTACTTCTTCCGGAGCATAACTTGTGTCGGGTGTTACAAACTTATCCCCATCTAATATAATATCTGCGGCACCAAATCCTAATGCGTTGCTATAATTTAAATTTCCGCCATCTATTGATGTATCTACATCTGGATCTATTGTTATAAAATTATACGCACTGGCCATAAATCCTGGCTTGATTTCATCTAAGGAAGGAGCATTAAAATAAATTATCGGACTTAATGCTGTTCCTGTTACTGCATAGGATACAATTTTTCCTGTAGTTCCTGTAGTAAGAACCGTAATTGTTAAATCATTTGTTCCTCTAATTCCACCTAATTGATTACCATATACTGTTAATCTAGTGCCTGCCTGTACTGTTGAGTTATATCCTGTTCCAGAATTTATCATAGTGGTAGAATATGCTCCGTTATTTCTAACAACTTCAAATATAGATCCAGAACCGGCTGTTGCGGTTCCGACAGTATTAAAAGATATTACCTCACCGGAGGTGTTAACTGACGTAACTGAGATTACCAAATTATTATTTTTTGTACCGCCTAGTTGTGAACCTGGAATAGAAAACACAGTGTCTGTTGTGTAATTAGACCCGGTATTTAAAATATCAGTCAAATATGTACCTTCTGTTCTATTAATTCTAAATATAGCAGGCGAGCTTATTAAAGAAACCCCAGTACTAGTAAATGAGTTTACATTAAAATTTGTACCAGTACCTGTCACTCTAACTATTATATTGTTATCTCCGTCAACTCCGCCAAGAACATTACCATGAATGGTCATAGTTGTAGAAAGTAGATAACCTGTTCCAGAATTAACAATAGCTACTGAGTAAAGACCGGCATTTCTAATAACATCAAATTCTGCACCTGTACCAACCCTACTTGTAGCTGTAACAGCATAATATGTGGTTACTCCAATAACTGAAATATCATATGTTTGAGTTGTAATAGGAACAATATTAGTGTATGTTGCTGTGGATAAATTTACCGAATCAACTAATACTGATCTAGGTAATGTATCACGAATTGTAATAGTCTGGCCTCTTAAAATTCCAGTCACAGATGCAACTGAAACAGATTCTGATCCTGTGCCAGCATAACTTGTCACTGTTGTGGCGTTATATGTTGTTACTACATTAGAATCCCATCCATTTTCAGAAAATCCTGTATCTATTGCATCCCAACCGGATGTATCTCTAAATGGAACAGTGTCAACCCGAACCCCTGGATATTCTGCTCCGTACATTAATTGGGCTAGATCTTTTCCTGGCATACCGTATCCAGGATTGTAAAAATCTTCAATTCGTTCCCCAGCAGTAAACAAATGCATATTTTTTGCATAGGTTACAGTTAGCACCTGTTCTTTTGTAGGAACAAAATTTAAAGAAATTTTACTTTTTAATTTATGGTATCCGCCATCTAATTCTTTGTATAAAATAATATTGTAATCAGTAAACAATACCAATATATCATCAAGTCGAACTTCGATATCTTTTTTATCTAATGTGCTTGCCCACGGAAGTTGATATATGTAACTTGATCCGTTAGTTGTTGTACTAAACGAATAAGCAGTAGGACCTATTTTTCGTTTTGTACTAATTCTATCAAATTTTAATTTATTACTCAATGATCGAACTGTGTTGTAACTTTTAGAAATATCCGTTGAATAAAATAAATTCTTTAAAATAGGATAAGCAATTGCGTGAGTAATTGTAGAATTACCTCCACCGGATATTATCACTGTAGGTTGCATGGTATAACCTGATCCAGGATTAATAATTTCTATTTCGGTTATTTTTCCAAGGGCAATATAGGCCTTGGCTGTTGCTCCTGACCCGGTGTCTCCTTGAGCAGAAATAATTTCAACGTTAGGAGGAGTACGATATCCCAATCCACCCGATGCTAATGTTACAGCTACTACACTATAAGTGTGGTTATCTAACCAACTTTTAAAAGGATACTGAGAAATTTGATTGCTAGTTTTATCTAACGTAATAAATCTTTTAATCGACCTATTATAAATTACAGGGAGGTCAAAATCAGTGCTAAATGTGTTTGTTGGTTCAAACGCATCGGTGCCTTTTCCAATTTCATAATTAACTTGATAATTTCTTATCTTTGTATGATAGGGTTTAATTTCTTTTAGATAATCTTCATACCAATTAGAATTTTGGAATTTATAAACCGTTCGTTGATCTAATATTCCTGCCATATTTTTAACATTGATAAACGATGTTTTAAAAGTCCAATCAAGAAACTTTTGCTCAGACATTGCATATTTTACAGCCTTAAAGAAAAATTTATTCCAATATATCCTTCTAGGGCCTGTAAAAATATCTTGTTTAATTGCAGTTAAAATATTCAATAATTCAACTTCGGCAGTCTCATCAAATGAAATTTGATCAAATGTAGTTTCTTGGTCAAATCCTATTTGTCCAGCCGATGTATTCCATACGCTATCTAAAAATTGTATTGTTCCGTTTTCACTATAAACAATATCATACTCTTTATTAAATGTTCCATTAGCAGTTGCTGATGTTTTCATTAATATAATATATCGGTTGTCTCCAGGATTGTTAACTTTAACATATTCCCCTTCTATTAAATCTAAAGTATCTAATCCGTATATTTCGTCAACAGTAGCCGATAACGGTTTAAACTTATTGTATGCGTCACTTTTCCAATCTAAATATTTCCAATATTTTGTAGTATCAAATTTTTGTATTTGTATACGTTCCCAACTAGGTGCTAACCAAACATATTTGCTCCATTTAGTTGGATAGTCTGGATCAATTTGTGTAATGACCACATACGGTCTAACTCGAAGAACAGGAGGACTTATAAATCCGTATCCAGGATTAATAATTTCTACATTTATAATTCGACCGTCCTCGTCTATAATTGTTTTTAATTTTGCTCCGGACAAATCGTTTAATATAGTAACTGATGGCGGATTTACATATCCGTATCCTGTATTTTCAATATTGAAAGAAATAATTTTTCCATTTTCAATTTGGCAAGATAATTCAGCTGTTTTTAACTGTCTAGTAGATATAATATTAAGAGCTTCTATATCTTCAATAATTTGATCATATTCTCCATCTAATATATCTGGTATAGGATCTTTAAAATTTAAAATTGAAAAATCAACTACTCCTGTAATTAAAGTTTTTTGTAAAACAGAATTAGTATATTCAAATAAATTTCTCAATGCTTCACGCTTATTAACAAACATACTTTGTCTTGGGCGTATTTCAATTCCATATTTTAATCTAGTAGGTAATTTGGGATCCGGAACTATATTACCAAGTTTATCTTTTCCTAATAAACTGTCAATTAACTTAGTTTCTAAGAATTCATTGGGTGTAGTATCTTCAGAATTTTCCTGTATTAATAACCACTCTGTATGTTTGTTAATATTAGTTAAAATATTATCATAAGAAATATTAAGATGTACTCTATCCCCAATCAAAGAAGATTTAAAATTTGTTAACATCAACGAATTTTTAGAAATAGGAGCCATGTATCTAAGACCGTATGATTTAGGATCTTCGATAATCTGAGCAACTTCATATGCACTAATTCGTCTATCAGGTACATTAGGTGTTATTGTTTTAGATTTTACCCAGAAATAATAATATGTTGTAGACAAGTTAGTATTTCTATCATATAAGATTTTTGAACTATATACAGTATCATTACTAAATTTTGGCTGGCCTGAAATTCCTAAAGTAAGCCCTTCGTTAGTATCAGCCATAGATGCCCATTGGCTAGGAGTATAAATTGACTCTACCCATTCGTATACATCAATACTTGATCCAGGAAATATCTGTCCCCAGGTATTTTTTCTATATGACGGTTCACCTTGTTCATACCAAACATATTTTACTGTGCTGATATCCCACCACAACTCTCCTACTTGATTTGTAGTCCATTTAGAATCTATATTAATAGCAACATCAACAGTTCCTATAGAATATATAGCAGGGTCAAACCTTGTTTTATATCTAATTTCCTGATCAGCTAATCCAGGAATTCTACCCTTGACCGGATCATATAGGTCTATATAATCAACTACTGATTGGTCAAGTAAATTAACTGTGGTAATTTGATTAAATTTAGATATGTCAACAATATCGGTTTGTTCTCTATGAATATCCCATGTATCAGAATTTCTATCAATTTCATTCCATATATAAATTGACCCGTAATCTATTCCGTTTCTAATAGATCCGGGAGATCCGACAAGTATTTCATTATTGGTAACTGCTACATTTTGACCGTAATAACTACCTTCGTCAACTGAACTATCAAATAATTCTTGAGCTAATATAAATTTATGGTAGTGTCTATTGTAAACATAAACAGTACCGGATTGATTTGTTATTTCACCAAATCCGCAAGCTGCCGAATCAAATGTTGTGTTACCTGCATCAAAGGTTATATTAGTATACAAATTGTCGCCACGTGATGTAATTGCAAGAACTGTGCCAGTTGAATTTACACTAATAGAATGTCCAAAACTAATGCCAGGTTCTCTAGATGGATTATCTAATATTTGTACAAAATCAAAAATTGATGTTGTAGTATTCCACGCATATACTCCAACTTTTCCAAGTCTAGTTCTACCGTCATTGGCTGTTACAGAAGATATAAACAAATAGTCACCAGTTTCACTCATAGTGATTTCAGCGCCTAATCTATCTCCATCTTTTAATTTTTTATCCCAATTAGTATCATTTCCTAGAATAGAATGTTTAAAAGTATATACATCAGAATTTAGATCATATGTATAAACTGCAATTGCGCCTCTTTCAAATCTCCAACCAGGTGCACCAACAGCAACTATGCTTGCATCTTTATTTCCTGCAATCTTATATCCAAATTCAGAAGTTTTGGCCATTGTAATAGAAATACTACCAGATCCCAATGTTCCATGAGGAAAACTTACACTCGGAGTTGTTAAGTAACCTGATCCAGGATTATTAATTTCAATTTTTCTCAAATTGCCAGAAACTGCATATACTTGACCAGTTGCACGTACACCCCATGAAAGATCCGGAGCACTGAATACGGCATCATCGCCTGTAATAAACCCGGAACTATTTCCAGGAGTTACAGAAATTTCTCCAACCCATTCACCTAGATTATCTACATTTAATGTTCCCTGTGATGAGGTAGTTACATCAAATGTTTGAATTGCCGATGTTCCCGACGAAACAAAAGAGGCAATGTTTCCGGTTGTGCCAATTGATGCTACACGAATAATTAAATTATTTCTAGGAATAGCCCCACCAATTTGATTTCCATAAATTGTTACTATACTTTGTGTACTAGTAGCAGTAGTATAATTAGTTCCGGAAGATACCATAGTTACTGAATATTTTTCATTTTCTTTTGTAACTGTAAATGTTGCACCGCTTCCTACACCTTGAGTATTGTAACTAGTTAAGTTACTATAAGTTTTTGTACTACTTGTAATATTAATAGTATATCGATAAACTACACCACTATTTGAATCTTGACCGGGAGCCCCTACTAGTAGTTTTTTAGTTGCTGTGGATCTTTCTGCAAAAATACCAGCACCGTATTTTGCTTTACTTTGTGGCTCTGGGTTAACTAATACTATATGTGGAATTTCAGAGAACGGTCTAATTCTATCAAGGGTTGATATTTTAACCAATCCCATTTCAATATAAGAAGCTTCTGGGTAAATTCCTTTTGCTACCCTAAAACTGTTTGTAGAAGGACTCATTCTAACATAGCTGGCATTAGGAGCTGTAGCATATATAAGATCGTCTGTTTCATCATATAGAGAGGTAACTCCATACGGAGCAATATCATATACAGATCTATATTCGTTTAAATATTCATTTAATGTACAATTAACTAACGGAACAAGACTATTATCTTTTTTAGTGTAAACATATATTTTTCCGTAACCAATAGTTACATCTTTATAATCCGGGGCTGAAATAAGAACAGTGTCGTTACCTTCTTGTTTTGAAATGTAATAACCATAATCTTGTCCGGCATTATCACGTGGACTTGAATATTCAGTTAATGCAAAATTTAATTGTTTTTTATAAACTGCCCACTGATCTGTTATTGTTTTATCTATCCAGAAAATTTCTCCGGGCTGGATATCTGCCAAATATCTATAAGAAGCAAGATCATCAAATGTTTTATATCTTGCACTAATAAATTTAAATACAACTCCTATAGTAATAGAAGAAGGTATTGTAGTAATGTCTGATTCAACTTCAAAAGAATTAGGAGAAATAACTGAAGTAACTCTATAAATTTTATTCAATGCAATATCAAGACGTGTTACAGATATAATATCTCCTTCAAATACTTCGTGATATCTATTTGTAATAAATTTAACAGTATTTGGAACAGAACCAAAGTCAACCCCTGTTATATTAACAAGTTGTCTAGTATATCTATATACATTCCAGTCGTCGTCAGAGGTAAATCCTATCCAGAATTTTTCTCCTTCTTTAATAGATTGATTATCCCCAATAGATAATAGTGCCGATAAATCTTTAATTACATAGTCAACATCGTCGGCCCTAGCATATCCAGCAGTAGATAAAACCATTCCTGGATCATCAAATGTGCTAGGAATTACTTTAAAGAACGATTCAGGATCATAATTAGACGGCGTAATTGTTAAATCTAAAGGTGTTATATAAGATATTAAACTATTTGGAGCATCTGGCAATGTTTTGACAAATTCAACAACTTGATTATTTTCAACAAATTCATTTTCTTTTAACGGCAATTCTAATTGTTTAAAACTGCTATAAGAACCAAAGGATCCAATTCTAAATGCCCATTCTTCATTAACTTCTAATTTTCCTTGAAGATTTTGTAAGCTGGCTTTTTCTAATTTAGAAAGAGCGTTTATTGTTCCTTTTTCTTTTATAAATCCTTGATAGAATTTATATTGACTAATGGCATTAGGAAAAATATTATATAGGTATGGTCTAGGAGTATATCCAATTAAATGTTGAGACATTTTTTGTTGTCCCAAATCAAAGTTATCAATATCTAAACTATAAAAATCTTCAAATTGATTAATTTTATAATCAAAATTAGGAAGCAGTTGAGGTTCTGGACGATTATTTAAAAGTGTCCAATTTGAGAAAATAAATTCGTCAGTGCCGATAATTTTAAAATTTGCAGAATAATATTTTTCTAAATATCTTACAATATCCCCTGCTCGATAATCTATATATTTTTGCCAATCAGTTACAGTAGCATTATCATATATAAATCCTGGACTTATAAAATCTCCGTGCCAATCTGCTGTTCTAAATCCTTTTAATTTAATTCGACGTTGTCTATATCCAGATTCAATATCATAAATTATATCACTAAAAATTGTAGTGTTATTAAAAATAAGAGCATGTTCTTTTTGTACCAGATAAAACTTTGCAAAGAAAAATCCTTCTACTGTGTTATTTGTTATTAAAGTAAATACTCCATTTACTCTAGATAATGAAAAATTATTAATAGAGAATGATTTACCATCGGCTCTTAATAAATTATATCCATAGAAGTTTTTTAATATATCATCAACAACACAATCAGCATATGATAGTTGTATCGAGTCAGCAAATGGACTTAATGTTATTACGCTGTTATCGGCCCAATTTTGTGTAGACCAATACAAGAATTCTTTTCCAGTAAAATCCCAATTTATAATTTCTTTAAAGTCTTCATTGTACTGATTGAAAATAAATCCCTGAGATTCTAGCCAATTTCCATATCCTAAAAAGAAATCATAAACTTCTTGAAGTGTGGACATTGGTGTTTCGTAAGGAACTATTGTTTCTTTATCTTCAAATTTAGTAGATTTAATTACCGACAATCCGCCAAAACTAGGTAAAGAAGACAATAGCTGATAATATTTGTTATTGAATTCTTCTAAAGAATTATGCGTTGTAATAACTCTATAATAGTTACTTTCGTAAAAAACTACCTGACCTCTTTGATAATAGTTTGATGGCCTCCAACTTACATAGTCTTCTGTTTTATTGTTAATGCTAAGTGTATTATCAGTGACCTGTCTGATTATTTTATTAATTTTAAAAAATAAATTTTGTTTGTCATATCCTCTGATAATAAATTGGCCATTTAATTTTTCTATTATAATACCTGATATAGAAAGAATTTTAACAGGATTACTAGTATTAAAATGGACTGAATAATCTTCAGGTGGCAGGAACGGATTGGGATTATATGACCCCACTTGTGTTGAATCAATGATTATTGATAATTTATCTTTGCTTACAAATCCGCCAACTTTTGATATCAAATTAAAAGTTCCGTTAGATAATTCAGATTTTAAAATATCAACATAATTAGAGTTAGTTTGTTTATTAGTTTCGATCAAATAGACGCTATAACCAGATGCTCGAACTGTATTATTAAGATCAGAATGTAGTAATAGATTTGAAGGACTTAAAAATATATGGTCATCACCATAGGTATATTGTCCTGCTATATTTTTTTGCATTCTGCTAGTATCAAAAAGTGTTGAAGCATATGTACTAGGATCACATACGGCTAAAATTATTTGTACAGCAAACGGCCAATTACTACTTCTACGCCAAGTATTTTCTGCTGGACCTATATCTCCAAACATCCAATTTTGATCGGTGTCAAATATTGCATCATTTTGACCAATACTTGCCCAATTCCTGGGATCAACTATATTTCCGCTATCATCAACCGGAATAATATTAGATAACCCAGGACGAGCATATAGTGAATTTATTCCAGGAGTATCTCCGCCTGCAATTCGCCCAAGCTCTAAATCTTCCCATAACAATAAATTTCCAGAGGTATAGGGAGCAGGACCGTATTTGTCATCCCACCAAGCCGGTTTAATAGTCATCCCTAACATTTCCCAAGGATGTGTGTTAGGCCTGTCTGTGTTAAAATAATATTTGTAAATTGCTCTCCAGCTGCCTGGCATAGTTTTACCAAATATATAATCTATGGCAGATTTGTAATTATAAGTTTTATGGTTATCAATATTATAAAATCTATTTGTTTCATAATTTACACCGTAAAATCCTACCCATTTTAAAAATAATCCCTGAACTATATTATAAACTTCAGTATACGAATAAGCTTCATCTCTAAATACATTAGGAAGAATTTTATTAATATCTAGCAACTCGGGATTGTATGTAGTTTTTATATTGTTAAAAATTCTTTTTTCGTATTCAATTAATATTAAATCTCTATAATCATTAAAAGCCACAGTAATACTACCATCATGCCCTTGTATTACGTTTTTGGCTTCATTTGCAAATGAATTATCAAGATATATCATCGGTTCAAACTTAGGATATAATCCTAATTTTGTCGGAGTAGGTGTAATATAGCAACCGTCGGTGTCATTATATTCATAAATTTCTATAATATCATCTTTTGTTAATTCTTTTATAAATGTAATAGAACTTTCATACTTGCTAAATTGATAATCTATATCAATAAGTAATTGTTCGCTGTTTAGATAAACAATAACTGCTTTATTTGAAATAGCTGTTGGATTATGTATTTCCGAGATAGAGTAATCAACATTTCTACGATCTGTTACTACATATGTTCTTATTTTCTTATTTGTTCCATACGGAACCATATCAGTTATTAGATACGGGAATGTAATATTTTTATTTTCATTGATTTTAGTTAGTGCAATATCTAACGCATCAATTGGAGATAGATCTCCTTCTAAATTTGTTATTACTTTAATTAAATTTAGTTTGAATTGATTATATTGTTCTCCTGCAATTTCTATTGCACGGATTAAACTATTAGATTGATTTGTAATAAAATAATGTGCAAACGAAATTGGATTTTTATTACTAATTAATCGAGTTCCCCACTTTGCGGTTAACGGCAACTCACTAAGATTATTTGGACCAGATATAGTACCAACAAACTCTGGATCCCTGTTAATCATTGTTTCCACATGGTCAGTTAATTCACTAAGTGTAAATTGCCCAACAGGTCCGTTAAGAGGATTGTTTGTTAATCCTATAGGGGTTTCATATGTTCCATTATTGTTTGCGGGAAAAGAAGATACAACTTTAAATAATACTCTATCATTAATATTCAATATATCTGCAAAAATTACAAATAAAGATGTTCCGCTAATCTCTAAAGAAAAGTTTTTTATTTTCTTATCGTTAACAAAAATATCTATTGTTAAATTATTATTATAAGCATTAATTGGATTATCAATACAATTAACTTCTATGTTGTTAGTTGTTTCTTTTATAACTTGAAATTGTAAAATGGGAATGTTATACTCAACAGCATCAGTCCAAACATTAAAATAGGTAGGGTTATTAGGATCTTGATTAGATTTTATATATGTAATAGACGAACTAATTGTTTTATTTTGGTCAGGATAAACAAACGATATAGATCCTGTAGAAAAATAATTTGAAAATAGGTACGAACTTTCAGTGCCTATACTTAGGTATTTTAAAGGAAATCCTAAAATTAAATCGTTTGGTCCACTACCGATACTATATCCAAAAATCTTATTTCCAGAAAAAGAACTAGTATATAACTCGCCGCCATAACTATTTCCTTCATTATCGAATAGGTCATATAGGGGTGCTTGATTTTTAGAAAGTTTTTGTTGCCCAGATGTCCATACTGCTTTATAAAACCACCAAGTACTTCCTTTAAATGCAGTACCCCGTGTGATAACAACATTAGCACCTTCAAATGGAATATTATCTTCAGTTTCTACTAAATTTATAACTCGTTCAACTGTAGGAATTCTAGAAGGACCACGTACTTTTTCTATTTCTACAAATGTAACTTCATATATTCTACCCTTAACCAATGGATCAGTGTCAGCATTAAAAATTACCCTAAATCCTTCTTCTAGTACTATTCCGTCTACAACATATCCTGTTGATTTTTCAACATTTGAAAATACATCAGTAGTGGAATTATCTAAAAGATCTACATTCTTAATACCAGTATGCCCATGATTCCATAGTTGCATATCTGGTTTAAATTCTATAATAGGGCGTTTAGCTCGAGAGTCGATCGGTAGAATAAACTCTTCATTATTATATTTTGCTGTGATTTCAAGTACATCACTATGAAACCATCTATTAAATCTAGACCAAGCATTTAAATCTTTGCTGGATCTGTTGATAACAATATATTCTGGTTGTATTGGAATATTTTTAAAATTATCAAATGGAAAGTTATCAAAATTTTCAGCATCAAAATTTACATCATATTCTGTTGCTATACTTTCTGGTGTTTCTAATAAACTAAACTCGACTAATTTTATTTTATCTCCAACTCCTTCAACAATAAATTCTTTATCGTTATAAAATGAATTTAATATTTTTCCGCCAAATCTAATTTTTAATCCGTTTATTAAATCAATACCGTTACCTGATCTAAATTTTCTTTTACCAATTATTTCTTTCTCAACATCAATTGCACTATTTTCTTGTATTGTTTTAATAACAATTTGACCACCAATAATACTTTCATTATTAGAATTATAATATAGTACGTCAGGTGTTTCATTATCAACGGAGAAAATAATTTGTCCAGCTTTTGTTCCGTTACCTAAAACATTTTTATCAAAAACATTATCTAATCCCGTAGCAGGAGTAGTCTTTAAATAAAATTTATAAGAACTATTAACGTTAAAGACATACGTAACACCTCTAAATAAAGTTAATTGAGGATCAGGTGTTAATCCATCCGGCGTAAACAAAAAGAAATTTTTATCTTCAGTATTTGTAACTGAATAAGTGCTAACTGTTTCTCTCTGAGGCCCTGTTATTAGAACAGTTCCTGGGCCAGTTGGCAACCAATAATATTGTCTAAAATTAACTAGTTTGTCCCACTCAACTTTTGGATCATAACTATAAAAATCACTTCTAAATACTCTATCTAAATTATTAACATAACCGTTATGAAAAGAAATTTGGTTTATTAAATCATCATAGCCGTATATTTTAGAAATTTCTCTAGACAACGTTTTAATTACTAATCCTGGTTCTAATTGGTAATCATTTCGCAGTTTCTGTGATTGAGAAAGATAATTGTCAGTCTCTGGATTATAATTTTTACTTAATTTGCTTCCAATAAATCCGTCAATCCTATCTAATTTAGGAGTTTGAATTAATTGGTCAATAGTACCAGATAAAAATTTCTGATTTTTGTCTGTTCTATAATAAGCAGGTAATAGGTTAATTGAATTGCGATCCATCTAATTAACTCCCTGCCATGATTGATGTAGTAGCTTTTAACTCGGATGCAGTTAGAGCTGAGATAATTTCAATATCATCAACAGTTGCGCCATTAATAAAAATTTCATTACTTTGCGATGTTATTTCATATAGTGTGCCAAAACTCTTATTAATTTTAGGAACAATGACAAAATTAGTAATGTCCGGTGTTAATTTATTCATAACATATGTACTAAGCTCACTAAAATTAAATGTTTGACCAAATTCCCAATTCTCTACTGAGAAAAATTCATTAATAGATAAAAGGATCCTAGTTTTGAGATCGTTATCGCTAGTAGTCCTAGATGAATTTCTAACTGCTTTAAATGTTGCCTGTAACTCAGTTACTGCAACATTTCCAAATAACACTTTATATTTTGTAGGTTGAAATATTATTTCATCACTAATACTTTTAATAGGTGATAGTCCCGGCATAAAACTTTCTTCTAGTAATTGACTTGTTGGAGGTAATGGCTCTTCACCAGTTCTTGTAGATAACCATTTTCTAAATTCAGTATCGTAAGATTTTGTTAAGATATAAATTTCAATAATATTTGTTTTGCTTGGATCTATTCGGCGTTCTTGTCCACTATTATGTAAGTAATGAAACTTAATATTTTTTCTGCCATATCTAGCAATGTAATCAGGTTCTAATACAAAATCTTGTTCAGCCGTTGACCAACTTTTAATTACATCGATGTTTTTATTATAAAAATAAAATAATTGACCGTTGGTAGGAATAATATTAACTTCAAGAGGAGAAGGATATGCAGAAATAAGATTGTCTGGTGCTAACGAATATTCTTGTCCGTCAGATGTTAATTTAAAATATAAAAATTTATCATTATATCCTGTTTGGTCACTTAGTGCATCTGGAGATGCTACTATAGTAAATGAGTCTGGGTCATCAATTTGACCGTCATCATCTGCATCAAAAAAACTAACTTTAACTTTTTTAGGATTAATATATCCATCTGTTTCTATAATCGCACTATCAATTTGCCACTGAATATCTTTTCCTAATGTAATAAATTGATCAACAGATGATTCATAAAATTTGTATTCTTTATCAACTAATGCTGGAATATTTGACAATACAAAAGTAACAATACTATTTGTAGTAATTGTAGAAAACACTCCCGGAGTTATTGTAATTGAATTGCTATTAGTTGAAATGTTAGTTACTAATCCTACTCCATTTACAATAGAAGGATGTACGGCCATAGAATTATTTCTTACAATACCGCTCAAAGATGATAAAACTAATGTAGTCCCAGTTGATACTTGAGTTTTTAATGTTTTTGTTAGCATTGCATTTGCCACTGTTGCTGTTGATGTAGCAACTAGTACTGTGGGATGAGCTTCTACAACAGGGTTAACTGAAAGAACATCTATTCTATCTTTAATTAATAAATTATTAACAAAATCAAAATTCTTTTTATTTTTATCTACAAAAAACGATGTTTGTTCTTCACTTTCAAATATATATTCTAAAACTCTATATCTAACTTTATAATTTCGGCCAGTCCATTCAAAGGCAACTAACCAACTATTATCTTTACCAATATTAGTTACATCCTTTTGATACGACAAACTAAAAGAATTTTTAAGATCAAGATTACTATCAGTTATAATATACCAAGATCTAGTTAAAGAATCAAATGCAATACCTAAGTTTCTTTTACTTAAACAAATATTAGTAATTTCTGATTCTAAACCCTTACTAATAACATTAGCAAATCTAGGAATTACCTCAACAGGTACAGCTCGAGATGGTAAGTTTCCTGTTATAGTGATAGGGCCTTGGCCATCTTCTAATAGTCCTAATCCAGTATTAGATCCATCGCCTACAATTTTAACAACTTTAGTCCATTTGTAGGTCCGTGTAGTTGCATCCAACTGAGTTGTTAGTGTACCGTTTGGTAAGAAATAATATCCGTCCGGCGGTGTAAATTTTATTAATGCTCCCGGACTAAGATACTTTAATGTATTTCCAGAAAACTCTCCCACACTTGATGGGCCTGAAAAATTTGAAAAATAACCTTTAGATTCGTTTGGAAGTTTTTGTGCCTGTGTCCATTTGAAATATTCTGACAATGTTTCAATCCGAGGATATTTGGAAAAATAAAAGTTCCGCATATCTTCAGAATCAATAATACTACCAAGTTGATTTCGTATGGTTCCTAAAATATCATTAGCGTTAATAAAATTAAATTCAAAGTTATATTCTTTTTCTTGTCTGTACAATAATCCATCATCAGCAAAAATATTTGTACTACTATATTTTCCACTAGCATCAGATAGATCATAAAATTTACTAATGCCGCTTGAGATTCTATTTAAACTTTTAATTTTTAAAATGTCACTGCTAACTGCTAACGGTGCAATATTATAGTCCTCAGCAGTCACCATTCTATTTTGAACATAGAAATTCTGTGGAGCATTTTGTTTAATACTATCATTAGTTTCAGTGGTCAAAGAATTGCTTGATGTTACTTGTAAACTTACAGTCAATGATAATGTATGTGTTTGTCCTTGTTTATTTTTGTAAGGAATGTTAATGCCAATATTTGACAATTGCTCTGGTTTAATAATATAACTTAATCCGTTACTTTGTCTATAGTATAATTTAAACTGCCCTTTAGGAAAATCTCCAAAGCTGCCGTCGGCAAAACTTAAATCAATTTGATCGTTTTCTCTAGTTAAAACAGAATAAATTTTTCTAATTTTATTGTTTAAACTATTATATATAATATTATTTCCAACAAGATCAGACACTTTTGTCCAAAGTGAGTCGTGTTTTCCGGCGGTATTAAGTTGCCATAACCAAACGTCAGTATCATTTATATCGGGTGCATTAATGCCGATTAACATATTTGCAGATGGGTTATCAATGTTAAATGTTGTGGCTGCAATTGAGCCTTGTCTAAAATGTACAAAAAATCCAGTATTACTTGAACTGTTACCTTGATTATCGTTTTTATATAAAAAACTAAATTGATTTTCTGGAAGAGGAGCCTCTTCATATATAACGCCAGATGAATCAAATGCAGACGATACAATTTCAAAATTCATAGAAATGCCGCCAACGTTTCCAGTAAATCCATATATCGGCACATCTGTATTATTACTTGCAATTCTATATTGTTGAGTTTCTACTCCGCTAATTATAGATTTATTATAAGGTTTGCCAAACACAAACTCTCCGGGCATTGAACTGCTTAAAATATTTAAAAATTGCTGATACCAGTTATTATTAGTAGGATCATTCCACGAAACTGTACCGTTTGCAAGATTTATTCCATTATCGTCAAACACATTATCTGTAGTAGATACTGAAAGAATTTTTAAAAAGCCTCTCGATGGAACTGTACGTTTAGAATTATAATTGATCAATCGAGCTAATCGTAATACACTTTCTCTTCGTTCTGCTGTTTCTAAAAAGTTTTCACGGGCATTTAAATCAATACGGAAACTTAGATTTTGCCCAAGATATGCTATAAGATCAATTAACGCAATATATTCACTACTATCAATAAAATCGTTGAAATCTTCAGGATAATTTTCCTGAAGATAAGCAATCATTGTACGACGAAGTGTTTCAAAATCATAACTTTTAAAGTCAGCATTACGAAAACTTTGATATAGTTTCTTCCAATCTTCTGCGACTAATAATTTGTTTGTTGTGGATGGGATCATAGTTATAGGGCCATTTTGATAACGTATTTATTTAAAAAATTAAGTGGCCATATTATACCGAGGCGATCCCCACGGCTTTATCAAACGATATTTTTATATTGCCAGATTGATCTGTTCCTACATATTCTAAGGTGATCTCTAGTAACATTCCATATTCTTGTTCAATAATATTAATTAAGGTAGCATTAACTCTTGGATCTTTTGATATAATTTTAACAACATCTTGTCCGATCTGTGATTTTGTTTCATCTGTGAAAGGTTCATAGAGTAAATCCCAAATTGAAGTTCCGAACGAAGGATTCATTACCCTTTCGTTTTTTCTAACAGAAAAATTATTAATTATATCTTGTTTAATCAACTCAAAGTCGTAGATCTTTGAAGTGTTTAATGTGTTACTAACAGTACTAAAACCTTTATAAAACTGACTACGTTTTATAGTATGTTCTTGTTTATATTTTGTTGGATTAATTTCTAAATTCTTGTAAGCCATGGTAGTATTTACTCTTTAACATCGGTGTTACGTTGACCCTTTAAATTAATATGTACAGGATCTTTAATTGGTACAGGTCTAAATAAATTATGTGCTTCTAATATTCCTAATTTTTCCATCTCAGAGGCATTTGGAGTATCAACTGCAATTCCTCTAAAGTGGCTGGGATTTCCTCCCGGAGCATCTGGATTCACTGGTATGAATATTCCGGCGGCTTTTGGATTAGTAACAGGATCACCGCCTGCTGCCTTCCAACGTTGATATAGAGCACGTTGTTCCTCTATACTTCTAAACGAGCTAGATATAATAATTGGGCGACCAGTTTTTTGTTTATATTCAACTGCGGCGGCACGAACTGCTTTTTGCATATCATCTGTTAGTTTGGCAAAATGTGTTGCATCTCCTGTGCCAGAAGTAAACACAATAGAATCAGTTGCTGTTGGATCTGTATCAGTTAATGAAGGATTTGAAGTTGGTTGATTTGCGCCTGCAACAGTAGATTCATTATCTGTATATTCAGGAGAAAATCCGGTAGTGCTTAAATTCTCATGCTGTGTCCAAGGTTCGTGTATAGGTACACGTTGCATTATTGAAGAAAGAGTACCTGCGGCAAAATAGCTATTTCCTTCCCATCCAACCGATGATTGATTAAACGGAACTGCAAACAAACGTAACGGCGAAGCTAGTGCTGGTTTTGATTGTTTTGCAGATTTTGCTTGATCGTTTTTTTCATTATTTTTAATTTTAGGAGCACTAAGTTTAATTGCTCCACCAGATGCAATACCAACTTCAGAAGAGCCTGTTATGTTAACAGACCCTCCTGATAATAAATTAAGATTAGTACCTGCTGTAAAATATAAATCGGTGGTAGAAAAATCAATTCTTTCTTGCGTTGAAACAGATAAGCCTTTGAGAGATGTCAAATTTAATGCTGTTGAAGAAAATAATCCAATTGTTTCTGAATCAACGTTTACTTTTTTAAATCCTTTTATATTAACATTATTGCCTGCTTCAATATTAAAATTTCTGCCTGCTCTTAAATTAAAATCTTGTTCACTATGTATACTGACACTGTCTTGAGCAAAAATATCAATCTTGCCATTTTTTGTTAATTCTATCCAAGCTGTTCCGTCACCATTAGCAATATAAATTAATCCTGCGGTATCATGTAATAATACTTGATGTCCGGTGCGAGTTCGAATTCTAACTAACTCATTATTACCGTATTCGTCGCCGTCATCCATTACAAACGTGCTACCGCCTAATCTACTAACTTTAATGGTTCTCTTTTTTCCACCGTATTCAATATTAGCTTCTTTACCTGTATCTGTTTTATCAATTGGGCCAGGGGTTGATATACCAAAAACAGCACTAGGGACTTCACGACGTGCAGAGCTTGAAGTTACTCCACGTGTTCTATCTTTTAATAATCCCTGTGAGGCTAATCTATCAGCAAAAGGATGAATAGGTCTTCGAGGATATTGCCTTGGTGGATTATATTTTTTATCTTTTAAAAATTCGCCGACAGGAAGATATGTTGTTCCGCTACCATATTTTGTTATTTGTTCTGAACTTAGATCAGTTGATGGTATTTCGGAAGCGGCAATTCCGGGTACTGATTGATTCTGTAATCTATCTTGTACACATCCTATCCAGAAACCAGAATTAGGATCTCCATTAACAAATATAACTAAAACTTGTGTTCCGATATCAGGCGGTACAAACCACATGCCGTAGGCTTTTTGTACATCATTATAGTCAACAGGGTTTTGTCCTTGAAATTCTACAGAAGTAACTCCGTAAAAAGGACTTAGATATCTTACAGGAATTGCTTCTTGTTCAAATCTCGCCGCATCTCCTACATAGCCTTTTAAAATAGAAACTTCTAATCCGCCCATTTGACTAGAGTCTAAATGGTTCCTAACTATTGCAAGATACGGGCCGGGACCTTTTACTTTAAACGGAACTCTAGAATTTGTTGTTGTCATGCTATGTTATCACCATATACTATTTTATCGATTAGGCCAACGCTAATTACCGGAGTTGCATCATCATCCGGTTGTGCAGGCAATCTTAATAGTTTAAGTTTTTGTTTAAACTGCCCGTCTGAAAACCTACTTACTACTTCTTTAACACGATAAAACCCACTCCACTCTAAGTCTTTCGGTGGTGGTTTTAATAATCCAGTTGTTGCATCATAGTCTACAGGATTCTTAAAAGATAATCTTATCATTATATCACCTTCTAAATGATCGGCTGCTCCTGTGGTTGTAATCCCCGGAAGACTGCTAGTTTGTACCTGCATATTTCCTAATCCTCCCTGAACTAGAAAAAACGGATCTCCTAATATTTCTATATCTGCTTGCATCATCCCGCTATTATCTAATAATGCTTGATGAAAATTTCTAACTAATTCGTAGGCCGCTCCAGAAAATCCTCTAGTAGATCCGCCGCCTGCTTGTCTATTTTCATTCAATGCTTGATTAACGTACACAGGAGCAGGCCCTAATCCATAGCCAGCTTGTAATTGTGCTTCTTGAGTTTCAGGTGTAAGAAACGGTCCTCGATTGTCTTGATCCGAATCTCCAATAGTAGCTGTTTGTTTTGTAAAGAAATTCGCACCTTTTCCTAGGTCAGCATTTGGAACAGACTGATAATATAGATAATTAAAATTCAAATTAAATGTAATAAGATCTTTATTTTTTCCTGTATAGATCCAATTATATCTTCTGCGAATTCTTTTTAATAAAGGTTTTGAATCTATTTTTTTACTTTGAAAAAGTGGAATACGTGTGTAATGTAGTTTAAAAGGATAGATATTATATATGTATTTGTAACAATATCGATTTTTTGTTGTATTCCATTCAGAAAGATATTCAGTTTCTATTCCTATAAAAAAATAATCAACCATACCGTCACTGTCTGGAGGGGTACGTATAGCATTTATTCCGTAACTGCTATCCCGTACAATAGCAGTTATAACATCATGTATATTACTACCATTTGAAAACATTATGACAGGAGTACTTGAATCTAGATTTTGTTTACTTCCTATATATGTATTTTTTTTCTTAGTTGTAGTATCTGTTTTACTGATATTATCATCTGCAGGATTTGAAAACTTTACCTGCATATCATCTTGAAACTTGATATCAACAGACGACATTGCAATTTCAGCATCTTCGCTATCTTCAAATCCTGTTCCGGTATTATTTCTTTTCTTAAAGTTAATTTCGTAAATATCATTAAATTTATCTGCTTGGGCTCCTTCAGTTTCTGAAGAATTAGAGTTAGTTAGATATTTTGCTAGATCAGTTAAAATATTCTTAACTATTCCTCCCTCAATGCTAATACTATTAGTTAACTTATTAGTTTCGCCAAATGCTAATTCATTAAAAGGTAAACATTTACAAATATAGCGTGTTCCTGTTTCATCTGTTTTAACTTCAATATTTCTAAATATAAAAGGAAAATACCTAGAAGCAGGTTCTATCATAATAGGACTTAATTCTTGTCCAGTAGCACTATTAGCATCTAGATAACCTACAAATTCTACTTTTAATAAAAACACCGCTGATCTAAAATCAGCATATTTTGCTTTAACAGCAGTTTCTTGTAGAGCTCTTAAAAAGCCAGTTAGTCCGAACGGTTCAAATATATCAAAATCTAATGAGGAAGCCATTGACATTCCGGTCTGTCCGTCAAAACCAATTCTATTTAAAAATTCTATATTATTAAAATAAAAATTATATCTATTAGAGCTACCAAGAATATTATCTTGTACATCGGCATTAGATTTTCCATAACTCCTTGCTATGACATTTATATTTTCAAGTCCTTTATAATCTGCTTTAGATTTAATTTTTCCCCTAGGAATACAGGATAATGTAAAGATAGCATTATAACTTCTAAAATTATGAAGTATATTTTCCGACAGCGCCTGGCTAGAAAAATCTTTAATTGGTGAGGGCATATTAACTACTCAAACTATTTGTAATAGTTGCTAATGAAGGCAAAAATATAGTAGTTCCCGGTACCATGTCAAATACAGGATCTCTAATTATGTCTTTATTTCTAACAGAAAATACCCACCAATATCCGACATCCCCATACATATCATAGGCTAACAAGTCAGGACGATTTTCATATTTTGGATCTATGTCATATTCTATATCATCTTTTTCCGCTGGAATGTTTCTAAAATTTATTACATCAAGGTATCCGCTAGTAAATGATGTTTTATAATACGGACTATTAGAAGTATATGTTGTCATTAAATATAACCTCCTGAATTCCTATACTTGCCGTTGAGCCAGTCAGGAACATTATACTTGAATAATTCGGCTCTACTATACATTGGTAAAAATGACATTGAAAATGTCGATAATATCGGTACTAGATTTTTTCCAAAATTAGAAGAATATTCATTTTCTGAAGGAGTGACTAAGGCAGTTGTGCTTTGATAATAGTCAACAGAATCAGGAAGATCCACTTTAAAACTTGTAAGTACGACAGGAATATTGTTTAAAATATCATCCCCAAAAGCATACAATTTACATACAGGAGGCGGCGCTCCGGCATTGGGATCATCACCTACTCTCATTTTTGTCAAAGATTTTAATGCGTGAACTACAGCAAGATATAATTCAGCATCTTGATTATTTTGTACCGACCATTTTGCACTCATTGAAATATTTCCAACGGAACTCGATTTATATGTGTTGATTGGATAATTGGAATGCATTACATTTTGAGTAGTATACGAAGCAGAATTATCGTAACTAATTGCCGGAGTATAAGGGAACACAATGGCTCCTGATTCAATTCCATTTCCAACAAACTCATACTGACCACCTTGTGTAAACTGTGTAGTATATTCAATTGGAATGAGTAATCGAGCTTTATAATTTAACAGCGATTTACCATTAAACACTACAGCGGCAGTATTATCAGTTTTTTTGAAAAACTTTGAAACTAATGCCCTTCCCTGATTCGAAGCTAGAAAGGCTCCACCCGCAATAGCCGCAATACCTAATTTATTCATCAACTTTCCCCTTATGCCATATTTAACCTATAAATAAAGTGCATATATAATTATCAATTGGTTGACATACAGAATATATATGTTATACTCTAGTATATAAAGGAAGTCACAACAAGATGACATTGAACAATACCATATCAAATAGAAAAGTAAAATATCTCAATAACAGAGATTTATTATCAGAAATACACAAAAGTAAATGTAGTTTTAGCACTTTTACTAAACCAGAATATAGTCAATATGATCTTATTTTAAACAATTTAGATAAGATAAACATACGAACTATAGCAGAAGCAAAAAGAAATCGAGCAAAGAGATTAGGACTACAAGCATTTGTTATAGCTAGAAATACAGGCGATAAAAAAGTAAAACTAGCAGAATTAATTCCAGATTATAAAAAAATTCCAAAAGCAGATGTTATTATACGAATAATGACATTTGAACATATTCCGTTGGCTCCCGGAAGAAAGAAAACTACTAAGACCACAGCAGATAGCCACGATAAAGTAAATTTTCCACCGTTTCAACATTTTAAATTTGATGAAGAAGATCCGGAAAAGTTAGTATGTGTAGGTAAAAGCCACTGGAAAGGTACTGTAGATGTTGGTAATTTTTCTAAAGATCACGGTAGAATAACTGAAGAACTAGGAAAAATGTATATTAAACTTTCAGAACGTTATGCCCAACGTAGCAATTGGCGTGGCTATACTTATGTTGAAGAAATGAAAGGTCAAGCAATTTTACAACTAAGTCAAATCGGACTACAATTTGACGAATCAAAATCAGAAAATCCGTTTGCTTATTATACCGCCGCAGTTACAAATTCATTTACTCGTGTACTAAATTTAGAAAAGAAAAATCAAAATATTAGAGACGATTTGTTAGAAGAAGCCGGATTAACACCTAGTATGACTAGACAAAACAGTCAAGAATTTGCTGAAGAAATCGCTCGCCAAGCCGAAATTTATAAAAACTTTCGCATGCCAAAAAGTGAAGAAACTCCCGTTGGTGATGAAGAAGAAGATGCTTGACTTTTTTAGGAAAGTTGTGCTATAGTTGTACTAGGAGAATAACATCTGATGGCCCTTTTTAAGAAAGTAGCGTGTTTTACGGATATACATTTTGGACTAAAATCAAATAGTCAAACCCATAATCAGGACTGCGAAGAATTTGTAGATTGGTTTATTGAACAGGCAAAATTGCAAAACTGCGAAACCTGCATATTCCTAGGTGATTGGCATCACAACCGCAATAGCATTAACTTAATTACTCTAGATACTAGTATACGATGTTTGGAAAAATTAGGGGCGGCCTTTGAGCAGTTCTTTTGGTTTCCAGGCAATCACGATCTATTCTATAAAGACAAGCGTGACATTCATTCCAGTGCCTTTGGTCGGCACATTCCAGGAGTTACCGTTGTAGACGGTCTTACAACTCTTGATGATGTCACCCTGGTCCCTTGGCTAGTAGGAGAGGAGTGGAAAAAGATGAAGACCCTTACCAGTAGATATGTGTTTGGTCATTTTGAACTTCCTAGTTTTTATATGAATGCTATGGTGCAAATGCCGGATCACGGAGAACTACAACGTAGTGACTTATCTAAACCAGAATATGTATTTTCAGGCCACTTCCATAAAAGACAACATAGAGGAAATGTAGTTTATATAGGTAATGCATTTCCACACAATTTTGCAGATACATGGGATGATGAGCGGGGAATGATGTTTATGGAGTGGGGTGGGACTCCAGAATACTTAACATGGGATAATGCTCCTAAATTCCGTACCATTAAACTTAGTAAACTAATCGACGAAAAAGATACGGTTATGAAAAGTAAAATGTATTTGAAGGTTAATTTAGATATTGATATCAGTTACGAAGAAGCAAATTTCATTAAAGAAAGTTTTATTAAAGAACACGACATAAGAGAAATTAGTCTAATTCAAGAAAAAATTAGTTTAGATAATAGCACAGATGATGCCCCAGATACTGCCTTTGAATCAGTTGATCAAATTGTTACAGAACAACTAGTAAACATCGAAAGCGACACCATAGATAAAAACAAACTATTAGAAATATATCACAGTTTATAATGTTTAAAATAAAAAATATCACAGTTAAAAATTTCCTAAGTGTTGGAAATCAAACACAGGCCGTAGATTTTGACAAACAACAACTAACCTTAGTATTAGGTGCAAACTTAGATCTAGGTGGGGACGATAGCGGATCACGTAACGGTACGGGCAAGACTACAATCATCAATGCGTTAAGTTATGCGTTGTATGGCCAAGCATTGACTAATATTCGAAAAGAAAATTTAATCAACGCTACTAACGGCAAAAATATGATAGTAACTGTAGAATTTGCCAAAGACGGTATTGATTTTAAAATAGAGCGTGGGCGTAAACCTAATATTTTAAAGTTTTTTGTTAATAACGAAGAACAGATACAAAAAGACGACGACTCACAGGGCGACAGTAGAGAAACACAAAAATCCATTGAGCAACTGCTTGGTATGAGCCATACTATGTTTAAGCATTTAGTGGCATTAAACACTTATACTGAACCGTTTTTATCCATGAAAGCGGCTGATCAACGTGAAGTTATTGAACAATTATTAGGTATTACCCTATTATCAGAAAAAGCAGAAGCACTGAAGATAGTAGTTAAAGAAACTAAAGATCAGGTACAGGCAGAAACATTTAAAATAGATGCAATTAAAGCCGCTAATGAAAATATACAAAAAAGTATTAACAGTTTAGAAATTAAAAGTTCTGCTTGGGAAAGCAAAAAAGAATCAGATATAACCAAGTTACTTAATGCTATTATAGAATTAGGCACAGTTGATATCAATGACGAATTAAAATTACATGCTGATCTACGAGCATGGGAAGAAGATAATAAACGGATTCAAACTCTTAACAAACAACGAGCTACTTTAGAAACTGCTGTTAATCATGCCGAGCGAACTGTTAAAAAATATCAGAAAGAATTAGAAAGCCTAGCAAACAAAACATGTCATGCTTGCGAACAAGAACTACATGATCATAAACATGAAGAAATGACTGCTACAGCTACCACACATCTAACCGAATCACAAACATATTTTGATAAAGTTAGTGGTGATTACAATAAGATTGTAGAGGAATTAGGCAACGATGATCAAGCGGCTCGTCCTACTGAACCTTACTATGAAACCGAGGCGGAGGCATTAGGTCATCAAAACAATATGTCTAATTTAGAACAAAGTCTTGCTGATAAGGATGCTGAAAAAAATCCCTACGAGGAACAAATTCAAGAACTTAAAAACTCTGCTATACAGGAAATTAATTGGGATACGGTTAATGAACTAGTTAAGTTAAAAGACCATCAAGAATTTTTACTCAAGTTATTAACCAATAAAGATAGTTTTATCCGTAAAAAAATCATTGATCAAAATTTAAGTTTTTTAAACAAACGATTAGGATACTATATTGACAAATTAGGATTACCACACACGGTTGTATTTCAAAATGACTTAACAGTATTGATTACACAATTAGGACAGGATCTTGATTTTGATAATTTAAGTCGCGGTGAACGAAATAGATTAATTTTAAGTTTGAGTTTTGCGTTCCGTGATGTATGGGAAAACTTATATCAACACATTAATATATTGTTTATTGATGAATTAATTGATGCCGGTATGGATTCTGCAGGAGTAGAAGCAGGATTAGCGGTCCTAAAAAAGATGGGTAGGGAACGAAATAAGAATATATATTTGATTAGTCACAAAGATGAATTAATTGGTAGAGTTAATACTGTATTAAGAGTAATTAAAGAAAATGGTTTTACCAGTTATTCAAATGATGTCGACTATGTTGAAGCGTGAAGATAAATGTTAACTGATGAATATGAGAAACTGCATGAAAAATATCTACAAACTTTTGTAGCATATCATAATGCTTATCTCAAATATATTAAAGGAAGACAGGCTAGGATATATAGAGCTCCGTTAAGAGCGGCAATTATAGCTCTAAGAGAAATTAACACACAGATGCTAAAAGAACTAACAGTTCTACGTAAAGCCAAATTTGAAGCCGATAAGGACAAATATCATTGGCAAAGACAACAAGGAAAAAATAAAAATGTCAACAACACAGATTAAAGAACAATTCGAAGCGTTTTTAAAAGAAGACGAAAAATTTACTAGTGGCAATTCTGCCGCGGGTACACGAGCACGTAAGGCATTAGCTGAAATGTCTAAAGCTATTAAAGCTCGTCGTAATGAGATTACTGCCGAAAAGAATGCTCGCAAGGAAGCTAAGGCAACAAAGTAAACTATGACTTGGTACTATCAAGGTGCCATAGTTACTGAGTTGCCCGAGGATTGTGTGGGATTTGTTTATCTCATCTCATGTAATACCTCCGGCAGGATGTATATAGGCAAAAAGTTAGCCAAGTTTTCTAAAACAACTTATAAAACAGTAAAATTAAAAAACGGCAACAAGAAGAAAAAGAAGATCCGAAGTAAAATTGAATCGGATTGGCAAGATTATTATGGCTCAAATATAGAACTTAACAAAGATGTTGAACTATTTGGTAAAGAAAATTTTACTAGAGAAATACTACATTATTGTAAAAGCAAATCAGAAACATCGTACATTGAGGCCCGCGAACAATTCGACCGCAAAGTATTAGAATCAAATGAATATTATAACGGACAGATATCTGTTCGTGTCCATGGCTCACACATTATAAAAAAATCTTAAGGCTCAACAATACGGTTAAAGCTCGCACCTGCTAATTTCTGGTGCCCTAGACCTGGATCTCGGATCACAGGGATGGAAATCTCTCGCCGTTAAGAGTA